TTGTAAACCCTTGCGATTCGAGCGGGGTGCTAACTAGATTCTACTCTAAGCTAATTATCCCACAAGGTAACATTATTATAAAATCAGATGGGACTACTATTAAAGCTCAAGTAGATTTAGACTCTACTAGAAACGAGATAGAGAATAACTATCGTAACTCTCAGGTTAAATGGATTGAGTATCGAGACAAAGAGGTTATTAAGTACCGAGTACCTACTTGGGTAGTCGTATTATTGTTAGTAGAGTTCTTAGCACTTGTAGCTTGGTTATACCTTAAATTTGGACTAAATGGCATTAAGTAAAAAATGGGAAGCGATTAGAGACCATTTCTATTCGACCAATTTAACAAGAGTAGACTTTGAGCGTGAGAACTATCAAAGCTATGGCTTTAGTAGCCAAGAAATATTTCACGGGCTTATGAGTCGTAATAACATTAGGGTTAAATCTCGAAGCGAATACTTTAAGAATACAAGACCAGCCGCTCAAATAGAATCATTTGACGTAGACGAGCTAGACAATTTCGGTATTGAAGAAAGCATAGGTAAGGAATACACAAGCCACAAGATAGCATCTGAATTCAAAAAGGTTGGAATAATGAGTGATGTTCACGTTCCGTTTCACTCGATGTCTGCTTTAACTTGTGTAATTAAGTACTTTAGAGAAGAAAAAATAGATTGTCTTATTATGAATGGCGATATATTCGACTTCTACTCTATATCACGACACGAAAAAGAAAAGGATTTACGAGACTTTGCTAAAGAAATAGAGATGGGTCGTAATTTCTTACAAAAGATTAGAGACCTATTTCCAACTATACCCATATATTATAAGATGGGAAACCACGAGGCAAGATGGCAAAAGTATCTTAATGAGCAAGCGGAAGAATTTGCTGCACTTCACGAGATGCAATTTGAGCAATTTTTCAGGCTAGATAAATTAAATATGATTTATATACCTGACTGGCAAGGAATAGAATTAGCTGACTTATTGATTCTTCACGGGCAGGAATTGATGGCAGGTGGAATGAATCCCTCTCAAAGCACTTTTAACAAGACATTTTGTAACACTTTAATAGGCCACGTACATAGAACTACTAGCACTATTAAAAAAGATGGATTTAAAAACTTTATACACTCTTATTCAACCGGTTGCTTAACTCAACTAAGCCCTAAATATTATCCTTTTGCTCAACACAACTGGGGAGCTGCTTTAGTAAATATTGTAGATGGCAAGACAAAAGTTAATAACTTTGTTATTAAAGACGGAAAAATAGTTTAGATTTGTAGGATTTGTTTTCATAATAGATAGGTTTAGAATTGTTTATAATAAAGCTCTAGGATATTGTTCTAGGGCTTTTTTGTGTTAAAAACATACCGTTAAATAAATAATTATAAAAAAAGATTAAAAAAGATTTTTTTATTACAAATCATTCCCCTATCTTTGATTCATCAAACAAGGCAAACAATTCTAAACAATAAAAAAATGAAAAAATCGCAACCTATGTTAATGGCAATTAATGCAGAAAACAAGTCTATTTATTTAGCTATCGAAAACTATTACGTTTGTGAACAAATAAAATTAGGAAGAAAAGTAGAGCAAATTATTAAAGATTTTAGACAATTAACTTGCTCGGCTACTTGCACTATTTCCGCTTGCATTAGTATTGATAATACAATCGAAGGAAGAGCATACTGGAAAAGTATAGAAAGGAAATACGAATCGATTTACACCAATTTATTTTAATTACTAACCGAGTGGGAGCGGATATTTCCACAAAATAAAAATCTTTTTTAATATTTTTTATTCAATACTTTTTATTATATTTGTACATAAATTCTAAACACAATCAAAATGAGAGAGCATCTTAAACAAATCGACAAAAACGACATCGCAGGAGCTATTTTAGTATCTTCATTCGTTTACCTTACTTACTACGTTATTTACTTCATTTCTAATATCTAAATCTATGTCTATCTTAAAAGCACAATTCGAAGACTCGGCTGGTTTCTACACTATGTCTTGGTCGTTTAATCCCGAGCTATGGAGCGTAAGAGATTTAATCTCGCACGAATGCCAAAAATCTAATTCTAAACTTGTAACAATAATCTCAAATGAAAAACTTAATTAAAGCGTTATCGGATTTTCAAAACGAATGTCCGATTATTCACAAGGACACTAAGGGACATAACTACACCTATGCCGACTTGCCTCAAATATTTAGCGTGATTAATCCGCTACTTAAAAAACATAAGCTTTGTTTTACTCAATTACTACAAGACAATGGTATTAAGACTATTCTTTTCCACGTAGAGAGCGGAGAACAACTAGAAAGCTTTACTAGTATTCCACTTGTAAAACTAGGGGCTATGAACGAATACCAAAGCTATGGCTCTGGAGTTACATACTACAGGCGTTATGCTTTAAGTTCAATGCTAGGTTTAGTTACCGACAAAGATACGGATGCGGCGGGGGCACCGGTAGCTCAATCGCCTAAGTTCCGTTTAGATATGTTAGCTAACGTACACACCGAAGATGAACTAGCATTACTTTACAATTCATTTAAAAGCTCACTAACTCCAAGCGACTTAGAAGCATTCAAAACTCGTAAACAACAAATAAATAAATAACAATGGGACAATTAATTAATGCTCAAATTAACAAGTCAAAGTTACAAGGCTTGGTTCACTACACAAACAAACGTACTAACGAAGAATCGGTAAATATTACCATCTCGTTAAACGATGCACCAGACCAGTACGGGAATAATGCTTCTATATGGATTTCACAAACCAAAGAGGAACGTGAGGCAAAGACTCCAAAGGTTTACTTAGGTAATGGAAAAGTTATTTACGATTCTAACTTACCTAAACAAAACGCACCAGAGTTTCCAAGAGAAGCTCCAGTATTACCACAAGATTTACCCTTTTAGTATGTATAAGCAAGACCTAACTTTTACCTTTTTTAAAGCACCTTCTAATACTTGGAAGGTCACAAGAAACTTAGAGACCGAATCCGATTACAAATCGTTTATTAGTCAATGGACTAAGGATGGCTTTGAGTTAATAGCCGAAGAGCCAGTTAAGCAACTAGCTAACGAGTACCCACAGGTATTAAAGCTAAATTTAAAAGGCGAACGAGGTGGTTATTATTCAACGGTTCAACGCTTTGCAAGTAGTCACGATTATACAAGATATTGTGACGAGCGATTAATGGAAGGTTTAAAAGTTATTGGGTCTGAGCCATATAAAAATTTATAAAATGAAAGTAAAGAAAATGAGTATTTATCAGCTATGCGCTGACCGTCTAAACGCTAAGGGGGTAAAGCCCTTTAGTGCTAGACAATGGAGCTTACCTTTGATACAACAAACCGTATATGGTAAGGTAAACTATCCAGAAGTAATGGAAGAACTTAAACTTATAATGCAAGAATATGAAAGATAAACAAACGGCAGTAGATTTTTTAATACACGAAATAAGTGATATTATAGGAATTATAGCTCCAGATGCTTTTAGCTCTGCGTTAATAAGGATTAAATACGACAAAGCCAAAGAAATGGAGAAAGAACAGATACTTGATGCTTGTCATCACGGTGTAGATTATGATAAATCACCTTACAAAAATGCAGAAGAATATTATAACGAAACTTATGAATAATAGAGAAATAGTAGACATCTTAAAAGCCGAGAGCGGTAGAGAGATTAGAATTTACGAAACGAAGACTAGCACGTTTAAGCATAGAGATATAACCTTTGGAGCTTACTACTCAGTGCATTATATCTTAGGTAATAAAGTGGATATTTACGAGGGGTATTTAATCGAAACAACTCCCGAGAATAGAACTCTTATCTTTTGCCAAGATAGAGAAGGTAGAGGCAAGCGTGTAGGTATTCCGATTTACAATATTATAAACTATTCTAAGATATGACACCAAAGCAAAAAGCAACCGAATTAATTAAACATTTTACTAATTGTCAAGTACGCAATAGTAAAAGCAAACAAGAGGCAATTGCTGCCGCAATACTACATATAGATTTACTCGTAGGAGTTACGCTAGGAGAAGACCTAGATTACTGGGAAGCGGTACAAGATGCCATAATAAATACTAACTAATATGAAAAAGAAAATTACTGCAATGATGCAATTTATTGAATGGGTTGATGAATTTGAATATACATTGCCTTTAGAATTACAGGTTAAGGCACTAGAATGTTTGACAATTGAAAAAGAGCAGATAAAAGATGCTTGGTTAAGTGGTCAAGATGATGGGGCAACTATTTGCACACCAAATCAACACTATCCAGATGAAAATTATTATAACGAAACTTATGGAAAAACTAATATTTAACAAATGGCAAGAGCATATTATTTGTAGAATTGCTTTTAAACTACTCCGAAGTTAAAGAGGTAGAGTATTGGTTAGAAGTTAAACAAGCACTAATTGACCATAATTAAAATGAAAACAATCACAAAATCAGTAATTAAACTATCAGAGATACCTGAAGCGTTACAAAAAAACAAAGCATTACTTGGGCATAAAAAACACACTTATGCTGAGTTTCATATTGATAACTCAGAGCCAGATTATTTAACTAAATGGCTTATTTTGGAATATCCTACTTTAAAGCGTAAAATTAGTTTTCTTATTCACATTGATATTTAGATTATGAACAATTCATCCTTTAACAACTGGCAACAACACATAGCAAAAGAACTAAGTAAGGATTACAAAAAGCTTTATTATTCGGCTAAATACACTAAGAAAAAAGAGGTAAAAAAAGTTTTACTTTCTAAAAATTAGGTTTATATTTGAGGACAATAAGCCAAGAGGGTAGGAGTTCTTGGGTTATTTAAGGGTTAAAAAACCAAAGCCAGATTTGCACTCCTACGCAGACTGGCTTTTTTTATTTTATAAAATATGAAAAATGAATTTAAAACAGATTGGTTTGAACTAAAAGTTTCAGTATATATTCTTTCTATTTGGGGTATCTTAAAGATAATTGATTTATTGCTTATTTATTTTAAAATCATATAACAATGGAAAAAGAGGCATTTTATTTCCCGCATTTCTGTAATGCAAGGCATGATAGGAAGATAAGAAGACTACGTAAAGAATTAGGCGTAGAAGGTTATGGCATTTACTTTATGCTATTAGAGACATTAAGGGAGCAACAAGACTTGATGTATCCGTTAGAAGACATAGACTTACTAGCCGAAGAATTTGGGGTATCCGAAGCAAAGGTTAGAGTAGCTATTTGCAACTATGAGCTATTTGAAGTAGACGAAGAGCAAAAGTTCTTTTCTCCTAAGATGCTTGTATACCTAGAGCCTTACTTTAGAATGAAGGAGCAACGTAAAATTGCGGGCAAAGCATCAGCCGAGAAACGAATGCTCAACGACCGTTCAACGACCGTTCAACAAAGTAAAGTAAAGGAAAGTAAAGTAAATGAAATAAAAGAAAAAGAAAGTAAAGTATCTTTTAGCGAAATGCTAAATCCACACCTTTCACTTTTTCCTAATAATGATGAGTTAATAAAATTTTTTGATTATTGGACAGAAAAAAATAATAAAGGTAAAGAGCGATGGGAATGCGAGAAATTTTTTGATATTAGCAGACGAGTTAAAACTTGGATAAATAACAATTCTAAATTTAAAAACAATGGAGCTACAACAATCGAACCGAAACTCGGAACTAGCCAAGCAAGAATGGAAGCCATCAAAAAGTGGTAACGTAGAAGCTAACGTTATATTACAAGCGAGAAGCACTCAAAGCTTACGTTTAAGACACGAAGAGGATATAAAACAAGTATTACGTTATGCAATGGTTTTAGTAGGTCTTAGAAGCAATAATATGCCTAGCGAAGAAGAGAAGTTTGTGTTACTAAATTTCATTCGTTCAAACTTTGGAAACCAAACACCGGAAGAGATTAAACTAGCTTTTGAATGGGCGGTAAGTGGTAAGCTAAATATCGATGCTAAATGCTACGAAAACTTCTCTTGTGAATACTTTGGCCGAATTATGAAGGCTTACATAGATTACGCTAGACAAGAAACTATAACGGTAGTAAAAGAGGTAGAAGCTCCCAAAGAAATACCAAGTGATGCGGAATTAAAAATGGCAGCTATTAACTCGGCTAATATGTACTCCCAAGAAATGATTAGATGTCACGAGCGTAATATAAAAATGAACTGGTTAGCGGGAGGTTTACACGTACTCTACGACTATATAGTTAAGTTTGGTATATACGAGCCTAGCTTAGAGGACAAACAAAGAATCTACGCTACAAATGTAAACAAGTACGCATCAAAGGACGAGCTTATAATGGCTTGCAAAGCTCAAAGCTACAAGGAGTTTATTGAAAACTTAGCCGATTTTAAAGCATATCTTACAGAACAAGGAGAAATTAAACCTATTGAATAATGAATGTATTAAGCCTATTTGATGGAATGTCCTGTGGACAACAAGCTCTAGATAGAGAAGGATTTAAAGTAGATAATTACTTTGCATCTGAAATTGATAAGTATGCTATCCAGGTAACGAGGGCAAACTATCCAAATACAAAGCAACTTGGAAGCGTAGTTAATGTCGATGGATATTCTTTACCAAAGATTGATATACTAATTGGAGGTTCTCCTTGTCAGTCGTTTAGCTTTGCAGGTAAGCGTAAAGGGATGAGTACAAAAGATGAACAAGAGATTTTAACGCTTGAGCATTACCTTGAGCTTAAAGCAGAGGGATTTGAATTTGAAGGGCAATCGTATTTATTTTGGGAGTATATGCGTTTATTAAATGAAACGAAACCTAAATACTTTCTACTTGAAAATGTAATGATGGGGGAGAAGTGGGAGAAGGTTTTAAGTAAAGCTATAGGAGTAAGACCAATCATGATAAATTCATCTTTAGTTTCAGCTCAGAATCGCCAAAGATTATATTGGACTAACATAGGACTTGAGCCACAAGGATTATTTGGAGATTTAGAAAGCAGTATTGAACAACCAAAAGACAAGGGAATTTTATTAAAAGATATCCTAGAAGAAGAGGTTGATTCAAAATATTTTTTAAGTGATAATTTTATTAATTTTTTAAATAAACATAAAGATAGGCATTCAGAAAAAGGAACTGGTTTTGGTTTTTCTGTTAAAAATGGAGATGATAAAGGAAATTGTTTAAGAGCAAATGCAGCATTATGTCCTACTGATAACATTGTAAGTTCTTATAATAACAAAAGGCTTAATCTTACAATAGAAAAACACAAAGAAAATTTAGAATATGGTATTATGATAGATTCTTATAATCAATCAATTCATTTAGATAAATCTATAACAATTAGTACAAGAGTTAATGCTTCATCAAATACGCATATTTTTGAAAAAAATTCTCAAATTAGAAGACTTACTCCAGTAGAGTGCGAACGATTACAAACTGTGAAAGACAATTACACAAATCATGTTTCAGATTCTCAGCGTTATAAGATGCTTGGCAACGGATGGACAGTAGATGTTATAGCTCACATTTTAAAATACATGAAATGAAAACTAGAAATAGAATAATCGACCATCAAACCGAATGTCTAGAATGCGGGCATTATTGGAAACCAGAACTAATACAAAGCATACTTTACGAGCAAGGTAAAGAATCGGTTAATATGCTATGCTTTTGCGGAACTAGACACCGAATAATAGAAAACGTAAACGGATGGATAGTATTTAGAAGGTACATTAAAAAGAAAGACCAAGTTAAACGAGCGACAAAATGCTAACACTAAGGGTAGAAAATATGAAAATTTGGCATACAGAAAATCCTCCTTTAGAAGGAGCATATATTTGTAGGATGGATAACGGATTTATTAAAATGTGTTATTATAATAAAAATATATGGTCTGATATGTGGCAAAGTAATAACATTACAAATCAAGTAGAATCTTGGATGTATATTCCATACGATAAATAATATGATAACAATACTAGGACAAGTGCCGAGCAAATCAAACGGTTACAAGATTGGTAACAATAGGCTTTACAAATCAAAGGAACTAAAGGAGTACGAGAATAGATTCTCATGGTTATATGCCTTAGCACAAGGAAAACCAAGCGAGCCTATAAAAGACAAGTTTAGTATTAAAATTTTAGTGTATTTTCAATCAAATCGAAGCGACCTTGATAATTCCGCAAAGATTATCCTAGATTGTTTACAAAATTGCAAGGTAATTGAAAACGATAGGCTATGCCATGAGTTACACATGGTTAAGTATATCGACAAAGAAAACCCTAGAATCGAATTTGAAATAACTACTCTATGAATTTTAACAACGATTTTAAGTTTGATTTAGAGTTTGGGGTATTAGATGGCGAGACTTGGTTTCATGAGCTAGTAACTAACAAGAAAGTAGAGGTTAAAAGCGATAGAAGAACAAGCGAAACCGGTAACGTTTATATCGAGTACTGGTCACGAGGTAAGCCAAGTGGAATATCAACAAGCCAAGCGGACTTTTATGTTTATAAAGTTGGAGAAGACAAAGCTATTTTAATATCGACTAGCCAGCTAAAGCAAAGAATAAAGCAATTAGTAGAAGAAGGCAAGGCTAGGATGAATGTAAAAGGGGGAGATAATAACACAAGCTTAGGAATTTTATGTAAACTAACAGATTTAATAAATTAATATGGAAAATAAACAAACAGCAGTAGAATGGTTGGTATCGCAAGTAGAAGATTTTCATTGCTTATTACCTGTTGATATGATTGAGCACGCCAAACAAATGGAAGAAAAGCAGATAAAAGATGCTTGGATAGATGGTTTTAAAAGTTCAGCTGAAGGTTGGAATGGAGAAATGCTACCTTATTATAAAGATGGAAAGCAAACAATAGATGAATACAAAGAAGAATACTATAACGAAACTTATAGAATATGCTAACGACAAACGAAACCAAAGCTATCGAATGGATAGAGGCCCAATTGCTTAAACCTAACGAGCGATTTATACTAAAGGAAGGTATTCATATAGACGACTTACATTCGTGCCTTAGAACGCAAAAGGAACGAATAATATTTGGGATAGACCCGCTAAGAAGATTAGCATTTTTAAGAGTGAGAGAAATTAAGAACTATTTAAATGATAAAAATACAAACCAATAAAAGAGCTTAAAACACAATTTAACAAACCAATAAATAACATTTAACAAAATATTCTATAACTTATTGAAAATGAAACAAGAAGACAAAGACAAAGCACTTACATATTTCACAATGTGTCAAGCATTAATTCATATTATTGAAGATGAGTGGATAGGAAACCCAGCGAATAGACAAAGAGTAAAGTCTATAACAAATCAACAATTAACGGAGCTTAATAAGGTGGTCGAAATATTATTACCTAGAGGAGATTATAGCGAAGAAGGAATGAGAGCTACCGAGCAATTTGTAGATGCTGCGGAGGCGATGCTTTATTTTTACAAGATTGGGATTCAAATGGCAAGACTTGACGATACTAAGAGAGAAACTTTGAATACTCAAATGAATATTTTGTTAAAATCTTATGAAATAAATGTTTAAAAATTTTGTTTAATCATTTTTTTTCATTAAACTTTGCAAAGTTAGGTGGCGGAATATATGTATATTATTGGTTGCAAGCAATAAAAAAGCATTGGTATACGCAATCGTAGAAGCGGTGAGATGAATGCTATATAGACTCACAACGATTAGCAAATTACAGGTTCGAATCCTGTCCTGACTACGGAGATGGTTAGCACTACACAGCATTATAGAACTAGGAAGTGCAAATTTTAAACAACAAAATATGAACTACGTAGAACCTCACGAAAAACTTAGTTTAGTTAATCATCCAAAGCACTATCAAGGGAACGGAATCGAAGTAATAGATATTATTGAAGCGTTCGACTTGAACTTCTCACTAGGCAACTCAATTAAGTATATTTTAAGAGCTGACAAAAAGGGAAATAAAAAGCAAGACATTCAGAAAGCGATTTGGTACCTTAACAACGAGCTAAAAAAATTCAATGGATAAATTAGTCTTACAAGCTATTTGGGTAGGAATTGCCGAGATAGCTTTTATTATTTATATGAGCTATTTGATAGTTCAAGAATCAAAGAAGCGATGAAGCCAGACGAAAGAGCCAAATCTATTTTAAACAACGCTTTTTACTTTACTGGTAATAAGCAGTTAGCTAAAGAGCTTGCACTTTGGATATGCGAACTAATAGGCGAAACAAAGCCTAAGATTGACGATAAGATTTACTGGAAGTTAGTAGCCGAAAACATTTATTTACTTTAGTGCAAGACATAACTATTCTAACTGATAAGCATAAGCACTGGGTCAAAATTGTAGAAGGTTTTGGCGAAAAGAATTACGCTCAAGATGTTGTTCAAGAGGCTTATATAAAAGTCTTAAAGATGAACAAAGATATTAATTATGCTTATTTCTACTACACGCTTAGGAGTCTTACAATGGACTTGCACTCTAAGAAGGTTGTTAAATGCGAGATTACAAGAGATATAGAGTATATGCTTCGAGAGGACGATAGCAACGAACTAGCAGAAGAACTTGCACAACCTTATTTAGAATTTATAGAAACTTGGAATTGGTATGATAAAAAGATGTTTTTACTATGGGTAAACAATAACATCTCAATTCGTAAGCTCTCAAGAGAAACAAAGATTAGTTTTAAAAGTGTTTACAATACAATTAGAAAGTGTAAAGAAAGAATTAAACAATGGCAAAAAGACCAATTAAAAGAAGAGTTACTGTAGAGCCTAAAGAAGAGGTAGCTACATTCTCGAACGCTCAAGGGTTAGGAGATACTATTGAAGCGTTTACTACCGTTACCGGAATCAAGAAAGGTGTAGAGTTATTATCTAAAGCCTTAGACTGGGATTGTGGATGCGATGAACGCAAAGAGAAGCTTAATAAGCTATGGTCGTATCGCAAACCTAAGTGTTTAGTTCAAGAGGATTACGAGTACTTAAAAGAGTTTTTCTCTAAGCCTCAGAACTCTATCACTCCAAAGGTGCAATGGGATTTAACCGACATCTACTACCGAATCTTTGATATTAGATTAGAGGCTTCATCTTGTGCTTCGTGCTGGCGAGATTACATTTCACAAATTAGACAAGTTTATAACGTATTTGAAGAAGAAAATAATGGATAAAGTAGACAAACGAGGAGGAGCTAGAGAAGGTGCTGGTAGAAAGTCTAAAGCTGAAGAGCAATCTTTAGTAGAGAAGCTAACACCATTAGAGCCTAAAGCATTTGCGGTACTAGCACAAGCGTTAGAAGACCATAAAGACTGGGCGGTTAAGCTATTCTTTCAATACCAGTTTGGTATGCCTAAGCAAGTGGTAGACCAAAACACTACGCATACAATTAACGATTTCGATATTAAAGACATTGTTAAATTTAAATGATAGAGTTAAACAAGAAATATGTCCCCCTTTTCAACGAAGCAAGTAGATACTTTGTTGTTACGGGGGGTCGATAACGGGGGTCGGGAAAATCATTTGCTCTAAACTCCTTTCTTTTGCTTCTAACGTACGAAGTAGGACACGTGATACTATTTACCAGATATACGCTTACTTCGGCTCACATCTCAATTATACCCGAGTTTGTAGAGAAGATAGAAATGGCTGGTCTTGAATCAGACTTCTACATAACCAAAGACGAGATTATTAACACTCGCACCAACTCAAAGATTTTATTTAGAGGGATTAAAACTTCTTCAGGAACGCAAACTGCTAATCTTAAATCGTTACAAGGTGTTACAACTTGGATACTAGACGAAGCCGAGGAGCTAACAGATGAAGACATCTTCGACAAGATAGACTTCTCTATCCGTAATAGCCAAAGGCAAAACCGAGTTATTTTAATATTAAACCCGACTACCAAAGAGCACTTTATTTACAATCGATTCTTTGAAGAGAAAGGAGTTCAATCTGGACAATCTACAACGAAAGGCGATACGACTTACATACATACCACGTACAAAGATAATATTGATTACCTAAGTGAATCGTTCTTAAATCAAATTGAAGCCTTAGAGCGTACTAATAAGCGTAAATACGAGCATACGATTTTAGGAGGTTGGTTAGACAAAGCCGAGGGGGTAGTATTTACTAACTGGTCTTACGGACAATTTAATCCCGACAATCTACAAACCTCATTCGGCCAAGACTTTGGTTTCTCGATTGACCCTACTACGTTAGTAGAAGTGGCGATAGATAAGACCAAACGAAAGATATACGTTAAGGAGCATCTTTATAAGCCCAAGCTAACTACAAGCGAGATAGCGCATATTAACAAGCGTGTTTGCGCTAAAGGATTAATAGTAGCGGATAGTGCCGAGCCTAGACTAATAGCCGAGCTTCAGTCTCAAGGATGTAATATAATTGCGACAGAAAAAGGAGCGGGAAGTATTACGGCAGGTATCGCTTTAATACAAGATTATG